AGCCCTTACCGTATGGGAAACGCCATGATTGGGAAAATCCGCGGACTCATTGCCGGCTATCAAAATCCTAACTCGATGGTGGGCTAAAGATGCCAGCGGCCATTACTACCCTACGAGCTAATCTAGCTACAGCCCTTGCTAATGCGAGTGTGTGGAATACCTACGCGTTTCCGCCTTCAACTATTACGGCTAATAGCGTAATCGTGGCTCCTAGCGATCCTTACATAACTCCTAATAATAATACGTATAACACGATCTCACCTTTAGCAAACCTTAAAATTATTATGACAGTACCGATGTTAGACAATCAAGGGAACTTGAACGGTATTGAAACTTTAGCGGTTGCAGTCTTTAACAAGCTAGCCGCCTCAACGATCGTAATGAATGTTGGCAGTATGTCGGCTCCCTCAGTGCTTAGCGTACAGAGCGGCGACTTACTTACTGCCAGTTTTGACATATCCGTACTAACGAGCTGGAGTTAACTATGACCGACATGGATCAATGGAATAAAGAAAATAACGATTTCTTGGCTTTAATCGGTCAAGTTACAAAATCAATACCTAAACCAATAACTACTAAGAAAGACGAGGAATAATAACCATGGCTGTATTTCTTAATAATGGAGTAGTAGTCACGGTAAACTCCGTTGATCTATCTAACCACGTTACATCTGTAACACTTAACCGTACCTTCGATGAGCTTGAGACTACAGCGATGGGCCAGAGTGGTCACACATTCGTTAAAGGGTTGGAAGCATCATCTCTAACGATTGACTTTCTCAATGACACGGCCTCCGCAAACGTACTACAAACCTTGCAGACTGCTTACGGTACTAACGTAAGCGTAACACTCAAGCAGACCTCAGCGGCTACATCTGCAACTAATCCACTTTACACAATGACCTGCCTTGTCAATAACCTCACCGATATTAACGGTGCGGTGGGCGATCTAGGTACTCAGTCTGTAACGTGGACAGTCTCAGGCACCGTAGCAATTACTACTTCATAATCCAATTAAACAAAGGGGCACATCATGGCAAAGCTAATCGTTACGATGATCGACGGATCAGTACATAATATCGAGATCACGCCAAGGCTTGAGTATTGGTTCGAACTTTATGCTAAAAAGGGCTTTCATAAAGCGTTTCGGGATGACGAAAAGCAAAGCGATGTATATGCCCTATCGCATGAGGGGCTACGCCTAAGCGGCGTAGTAGTTAAACCTTTTGGCCCAGATTACCTCGACACCTTAAAAAGTGTGGAGGTTGCCGAGTCAGACCCTTTAGCTTAGACAGGGAGAGCCTGCACTATCTCATAGCTCGATTAAGTATTGAGACGGCTATCCCTCCTCAAGCGTTAATAGATTTAGATGCGTCAATGTTACAAATGTTATTAAAAGCATTAAAGGATCGAGCAAAGGAGCAAGCGGATGCCTATAGAAGTAAAAGGCGTTAAGCAGACTATTAAAGCCATCCGTAAAGTAGATCCCGAGCTGCTCAAAGAAATGAATAAACAAATAAAAGCGATCATGCTGCCAATTAGAGATAAGGCTCGAGGATATGCTCCATCTCCTCAGCCGGATAATCTTTATGCGTGGAATGAAAATACTGAGGGCAAGACTATTACGGCAAAAAACTCGGCCTTTAGAAATTTTAATACTGAGGGTCGAGTCCGACTCTTTCCACTCTATGACTATGCAACCGTAAAAAAAGGTATTTTTTATGCTCAGCCTGCCGGTGAACGTAACCGCAACGGGTGGCGAGCTCTGTATTACGTAGGTAACAAATCGGCTGCCGGTGCTATCTATGAGACGGCTGGACGAGCTGAAAATAGCTCGCGTAAAGGCTACCGATCAAATAACCCTGAGGCCGGCAATCATTTTGTGAGTCGAATGGGACAGCTCTACGGTAGCAAGCGCGAGGAGCGAGGCCGCATGATCTTTAGAGCGTGGGCTGAGGATGAGGGCAAGGCTCAGGCGGCAGTCATTAAAGCGATCGAAAACACGATAGCGGCCTTTAATAAAGGCAACTACACAAAGGCTGCATGATGGCTACGTTACCTAGTTTAGTCGTAAGCGCTGTAACTACCTTCGATGGCAAGGCGCTAAAAAAGGGCAGTAAAGAAATATCGTCTTTTGAGAAAGGCGCAAAAAAAGCGGCTGGAGCACTTGCCGCCGCGTTTAGTGTTGATGCCATTATTAGATTCGGTAAGGAAGCAGCTAAGGCTTTTATAGCAGATCAAAAAGCCGCCTCTCAGTTAGCCGTATCCGTAAAAAATTTAGGTTTAGCATTTGAGACTCCTAAGATCGAGCGTTTTATATCGGAGTTATCTCAAGCCTCAGGGGTAGCCGATGACATGCTTCGGCCGTCTATGCAAAAACTATTACAGACCACGGGCTCAGTTACTAAGTCTCAAGAATTACTTACACAAGCGTTAGACATAAGTCGGGGATCCGGTGTCGAGTACGAGAGCGTAGTAGGCGATTTAGCCTCCGCGTATGTAGGTAATACTAAGGGTCTTAAAAAATATTCTCTAGGACTTACTAACGCTGAACTCAAGACGATGAGTTTCTCCGACGTGCAGAGTAAACTCACTGCACAATTTAGCGGTGCTAGTGCCGCATATCTAACTACTTATGCAGGTCAAATAGAGTTACTTGGTACCGCCGCCGGTGAGGCTAAAGAGAGTATAGGTAAGGGCTTAGTAACCGCTTTACAATTATTAGCCGGTGAAGGTAATACCGTCCAACCTTTAGCGGACTCTATGCAAGATTTTGGTACCTATGTAGGCGATGCAATTATAGGTACGGGCGTACTTATAGATAAATTAAATAAGATTCCTGGTATGGGCGGTAAGGGCGGCAAAGTTGCCGGATATTCTTCACCTTTTGCTACTGCTATAAGTGTAATCAAAAAGGGATTAGACGAATTAAGTAAATCTGGCGCAGAATATACCGCGGCTCGTACTATACCTACACAGGGATACTACGGATCTATGGCGGTCGGTATTTATCCTACGGCGGCTGAGGAGGCTAAGCGAAAAAAGGCGGAGGCGGATGCTCTCAAACGGCAAAAGGATCTAGCAGCTCTTACGGCCAAAGGCTTAGCCGAGGCCAAGAAAAAGGCCGCGTTAGAAAAATCTGCTGGAATTTTAGACTTAGAGCGTATTGGTATAGCCGCTGCGCTTAAGGGACAGATTAGCGAGACTGATCGCCTATCCCTTAACTTGCAGCTAGCACTTTTAGATAAAAACGATACAGCCGCTACTAAGTTAGCCGGTCAATTAACGGAGGCAGTAAAGCGGCAAAACGATCTAAACGCTTTATTACTAGCTACGCCTGAGGCTCCTAACCCGTACCGTAATTGGTACCCGCCTAATTTTGGTACGCCAATACCTCCGGGTGTGACCCTGCCACAATATCCACCATCGGTTAAAAACCCGTACGGGCCTTACCCGCCCAACCTAGTACCGGATATGCCTAGCGATAGCGTGAGAGATTTTGGGCCCGGCGGCGGATTAAGAGCAGGCGTAATCGCTGGAGTTACTGGGCAACCTAGCTATACACCGCCGATCAATATAACCGTAGAGCTCGACGGTCAAACGGTAGGTGGAGCCATCCGTGACTCCTCTATTAATGACTCACTATCTGGATCTTTTAACACGGTTAATAGAGGCAACTTTAGAGGAGCGGTAGCTACCTAATGGCCTTACCTGCAACGATCTCAGTGTCATTCGATTTCAGCCAAGGCGCTACATTCGGCTATCCGTTTACAGTGGGCGATTCTAAGTACGGCGTTATCGGCGTAAATCAATTCGCCTCGAGTGAAGTGCCAGAGCCTGTAGTCGATCTGAGCGACCAAACTAGATCAATCAAAATTAGCCGTGGCCGTAACGTCATGCGTGATACCTACGAGACTGGCACCTGTACGGTAAGAGTGATCGATCAAAATGGAGACTTCAATCCTCAGAATACGGCTAGCCCGTATTACGGCTACCTCACTCCCCTAAGAAAGATCCGCGTAGCTGCAACCACCTCTACATCCCAAAAGTTTTTATTTTCAGGCTATGTCGATTCATATAACTATTCTTATCCAACGGGCCAAGAATTAGGGTATGTAGATATTGTCTGCTCGGATGCTTTTAGATTATTTCAGATGGCTAACGTGGCAACCGTTACCGATGCTACAGCTGGTCAGACTACGGGTACACGTATCGGCAAGATCCTCGATCAAGTCTCATTCCCTACATCGATGCGTACAGTCGATGCCGGTAGTACGACGGTGCAGGCTGATCCGGGGACAGCTCGTACATCGCTTGCAGCTCTCAAGGCGGCCGAGTTTGCCGAGCAGGGGGCCTTTTACATAAAGGCCGATGGTACGGCTGAGTTTAGAGATCGCACGGATGTATCCGGCACTTTAGCCAATGCCGCAATCGCCTTTAACCAAACTACAGGGATACCGGCAAGTGATCTCAAATACGCCTTTGACGATAAATTAATTATCAATCAATCCTCTATGACTCGGATTAGCGGCAGTGCTCAAGTAGTAAGTAATGCCACCTCATCGGCTAAGTACTTCCCTCACGGTACGACAATTACCGAGATGATCCCGGAGACCGATGCACAGGTACTAGACATAGCCCGGATCTATGTAGCTACTAGAGCCGAGACCACTATGCGGATCGATGCCATGACCGTCGATTTATTAAATACGTCAGTGCCTACCGATACGATGATCGGGCTTGAGTATTTCGATAACGTCACTATTACCGACGAGCAGCCCGGCGGCAGTTACATAACTAAGACCCTACAGGTGCAGGGACTAGCGTGGCAGATCACCCCTAACGAAATGAAATGCACCGTAACTACCCTCGAGCCAATCGTCGAGGCTTTTATCGTTGGATCAAGTACTTACGGGATAATCGGACAATCGATTATGGGATATTAGGGGGTTCAGATGGTTGTAGGTATGCCGGCCGTTACGGGAGATATCTTTACAGCGGCAGATTATAATTCTTTAGTAGCTTTTACTCTCAATGCACAGACAGGCACTACTTATACGACGGTACTTAATGACCAATATCAGGTACTTATTACGCAATCTAATGCCTCAGCTAATGCCATTAAAATACCTACTAATGCCTCTGTTGCTTTTCCAATTGGCACAGTACTTACAATTCTTAATATAGGCGTAGGCGCTTGTACTATATCGGCAGTGACTCCAGGAACTACTACAATTCTCTCGGCAGGCACAGTCCCTGCCGCGCCTACGCTTGCACAATATAGAAGCGCTGCATGCATTAAAACAGGCACAGACGCTTGGTACGTCGTCGGGGCTATTGGCTAATGCTCAATAATTGCTTAGCATTTTATAGCAGACCTAACCTAGTGGTTCCCCCATCTTCTGTAGATTATCTAGTCGTCGCAGGTGGCGGCGGCGGTGCTAATGGTGGTTCAGCAGGCGGAGGTGCAGGTGGATTTAGAACTGCTGCAAGTTTCTCAATCGGTGCAAGTTTTACAGTAACAATTGGCGCTGGCGGTGCAGGCGGAGTTAATCCAATCGGTAACGCAGATGGAACAGTAGGATCAGATTCAGTATTTTCATCTATTACTTCAGCAGGTGGAGGTTTCGCTTCATCAAGTGGTGCACGAAATGGTGGCAACGGCGGTTCAGGCGGCGGCGGATATAACGGGAGCAGCGGCGGAACAGGTAACACTCCGAGTGCTTCACCTTCTCAAGGCAACAATGGCGGTTCAGGCAATAGTGCAGCTCCTAATTACGGTGGTGGTGGCGGCGGCGGAGCAAGTGCAGTAGGTGCAAACGGAACTAGCACTGCAGGCGGCAATGGCGGCGCAGGAACTGCTAATAGTTATTCAGGCGCATCCGTAACTTATGCAGGCGGCGGAGGCGCGGCGACTTATCAAGGAGGAACTGCTGGACTCGGTGGAAGCAGTATTGGTGGAAACGCTGGTGCAGCAGGTACAAATAATTCAGGCGCAGCAGGTGTAGTAAATACTGGATCTGGTGGAGGCGGAGCTGCATATCAAAGTTCATTCGCAGGTTCAGGAGGTAATGGCGGATCGGGAATTGTGATAATTCGCTACGCCGATACATTCCCAGATTTGACTACAATTGCAGGAACACTAGTTTACACAAAGACTACAACAGGTGGTTTTAAGATTTACTCATTCACATCTGGAACGGGAACGGTGACTGTCTAATGGCTCACTATGCATTTTTAGATGAGAATAATATCGTTACCGAGGTTATTACAGGCCGCGATGAGTGGGAAATCATAGACGGCATAACTGATTGGGAGCAGGCGTACGGAGAAATCCGAGGACAAGTATGTAAACGTACAAGTTATAACGGCAACATTAGATATAACTATGCCGGAATCGGTTATAAATACGATGAAGTTTTTGATGCATTTATTCCGCCTGAGCCAAAGTGCGGACATTCTGAAATAGTACTTAACGATTTAATGCGATGGGAGTGCTCAAATGCAGAACACGTTGCGGAGCTACAATGGCTACCCGGCCAGTAAAGACCCAGATGAAATTAGAATTACCTCTTACCCGGTAAAGGGTACGGATCGTAAACTTAAATGTGCCGAGAGTGTAGGGCCATTACTTGCAGCTTTCGCCTCTGAGTTTCATGAGCTAATAGAGCCGATAGATCAAGGCGTTTACGATGACTGGGCGTACGCGTTTAGAAATGTACGCGGATCTACTGATCGCCTTTCGTGTCACTCATCCGGCACGGCGATCGACCTTAACGCGACTAAACATCCTCTAGGCAAGGTGGGCACATTCCCGCCTGAGAAAGTACCGATGATTAGGGCACTTGCTAAAAAATACGGCCTCAAGTGGGGCGGCGATTACAAGGGCAGGATCGACGAGATGCACTTCGAGGTTGAAATCGCACCGGCAAAAGTCGAGGCGCTAATCTCTAAGTTAGGACTAAAACGATGAAAGAATTAAAAGAGACCGCGGCCTCATGGGCCAGATCATTTTTAGCAGCTGCGCTAGGTATGTACGCTGCCGGCATTACTGATCCAAAAAAACTAGCCATGGGCGGAGTTGCAGCCCTTGTACCTGTAGCGCTGCGCTGGCTAAACCCTAACGATGCAGCTTTCGGAGTCAAGGGGAAGTGACTCCGACTGAATGGGCCGGGATGGGCGTAGCTATCGCTACGCTCATCTCCTCATTCTTTTTTTTGGTTAGGTACTTGGTTAAATCTATTATGCGTGAGCTCTTACCTAATGGCGGTAATTCCATGAAAGACCAAGTAACAAGAATTGAGGAGCGACTCGATCGCCTTTATGTGATCGTGGTCGAAAACTCAGGCCGCTAGCGCATAATCACTTAGTCGGAGGGGGGGTAAAACGCCGCTATGTTAGCTAGTGACTCCGATAGGCGTATTTCACTCTTACCGCGCATGTCGAGGCCGAGCGTACCGTTAGCCGCCGTAAGCCAATGTTTATTATCATCCCAGAGCAACCGCGCCGTATGTGATGCAGCCTCAAATAGGTGCATGTCCCTACCGCGTACCTTTAGACAAAATTCTATTTTTTGTCTATTGGCATTTTCGACTAGATAATCTGTAGTAACGATTACTAGGTCCCCCGGGTTTACCGCTTGTTCATGAAAGCCATAACCAAATAGCTGTATTCTGCCCTGCATATTGGCCGTACTAGTGACACTCACAAACCCGTTAGGGTGCATTTTAGGTGCAGACATTTTAGCCCCATTTCTGTAGCGTCCGCGTGTCGGTACTTGCCTAGTGTCTGGGGTATCCCCTAGAGTCTTAGCAAGTGAGTGTTACCACTCATTCAACCGTCGAACTGAGGAGCAAGTCAAGACAAATTGTGGTGAAAAACACATAATTATTTTCCATCCGATTCGTTACATTATGTCAAGTTAATTTGAGCGTGATCCGCTCCTACTAGCTTTACATAACTTGATCTGTTCCCGTGTTACGACCATAACACTAAGGGGCAAAAGTTATGAATTATGAAACGCTATTTGTATGGATAGTTATATATACATTCGCATCGGCCACAATCTTTTACACACTCGGCCACTCAGCCGGTAAGAAAGACGGATACTGGCGCGGTCGATCTGTTGGTATGAGAATCGGATCAGAGCGTGAGACCAACCATGGCTAATCCACTCGAGGGCTATGAATCTGTAGCTGAACGTATAGAGAAGTTTTGGCTCCACTACCCCACCGGTCGCATAGATACAAAGCTCGTCTATCAAGACGGTACTCGTTACATTGTCCAGACAGATTTATACCGAGATGTACAGGACATGATCCCTTATGCCAGTGATTTCGCTGAGGAGATCCGTAGCTCATCTAATCGCTTTCCTATGGAGAATTGTGTTACATCATCTATAGGGCGTTCCCTACACACTGGCGGCATATCTAAATTTAGCGAAAATGCCAATCGGCCTAGCTTTGAGGAGATGCGCCGGGTCGGTTTATCTGTCGTACCGCCTGTAGGCAGTGTGACTATGACTGTCACCGAGGAGCGAGATCCTTGGAGTTTTGGCTCAGCGATTGAAAACGTGGGCCAGCAGCTAGTGACCCCTACAGCTGTCCTCGATGTGCCAAGTTGCCGGCATGGGGCTATGGCCTATAAAGAGGGCGTGAACGGCAAGACTGGGAAACCATATAAAGGATTTGTCTGCACTGAGAGTAACCGCGATGTGCAGTGTCCTCCTCGGTGGGAAAAATGACAGGCGATCTCGAAATGATCAATCTATCGACAGGTGAACGCCTACGTATCGACATGGACGGCACCGAGTTACGGGATACCGTCACTCCTCCGTCGATTGAATGGTGTGACAAGGGCGAACACTTTTCCAACCGTTTACATGGCGGCTATACCGGCGAGGGCCCTAGTCAGCTCTGGATTTGTTTGGAGTGTAATCGTAAATGATTATGCAGCGCTTACAGCGCGATGATGAGTTTGTGGCTGCCTCAATAGCCTTTCGCAGGGCCTTTGAGTCTCCTAATAAGATCGATCGATCATTCCAAAAGGTAAACCTACATGAGGGTATTGCTCGAGATGCTGAGTCAATAGGTGCTGAAATGGTGGTCGCCTATTACTTCGGGATAAAAAACTATGAGCCGGGTGTAAACACATTTAAGCTACATGCCGATATAGGTGGCAATATCGAGATTAAGTGGTCTAGCTATAAAGATGCTCACCTGATCCTGACTGATCGAGATAGATCCTCCGATATTGCAATCCTTGTCACGGGTAAATCCCCTACCTACTACATAGCTGGATGGATACCGATTAAGAGTGCCAAGGTAGCCCAGCGCAGGCGTAAGGATGGTAGCTACTGGATTAATCAAGATGATCTAGCGCCTATCGGTGATCTTGCTCGGAGTATTTATGCAGTGCATTAGCCATTATTGCAAAATATGCAAGACTGAGATCAATCATCAAATACGCGTAGTTTCAGAATTATTACCGGCTTACGTGCATGTACTCGAATGTACAGGGTGTGGATATCTGTGTATAACATCTGTTGATAACTTTGGGCGTGTCTAGCATGAATAGGTACTTGACACGTCCGCTACGATCACTCTCTCGACGAGAGCCGCTGTGGCGGTGTAGCTCGCGGAGAACTATCTCATGGGGCGTACTCTGTTTAACGGGGTTAAACATAAGCCCAGCACTGGGCGTTAATAACAATCATATTAATAGCTATAAGTTATATGCTCATATACAGATAATAGATGCTAAGCAATATCGATGTTTAGAGATGTTATGGGATAAAGAGAGTAAATGGAATCCTCGAGCCGATAACCCTAAGTCCACTGCCTACGGTATACCTCAGCTGCTTAAGCTTAAGAGTCATGACCCTTACGTACAGATAGACCTTGGCCTTAAGTACATAGCCTCACGCTATAAGACTGTATGTAATGCGTGGTCATATCATAAGATGAATGGTCACTACTAAGATGGTCAGAGGTAGGCAAGACCCTCGAGTAAGTAGAGACTATAAAAGAGTAAGGCTCATCGTCTTAGCTCGAGATGGTTATGTGTGTTATTACTGTGGTCAAGATGCTACGACCGTGGATCATGTGGTCAGTATCAAAGCCGGGGGAGATCCGATTAATCCAGAGAACTTATTGGCTTGCTGCAAGCGCTGCAATAGCGCTAAGGGTTCACGCTCACAGGGCCTTTTTTTAGCACGCTTGGCTACCCCCCCTGCCTTACCGATCCAAACCTCCCCGATAACCTCCTCAAGGGTCCCAGCAGGTCCGTGTGTGGGCCAGATTGAGCAGGATTGATCCCTATATGTCCCAGATGACTCCGCCCCGTATGGGGGCTACTGAGCCTCGCCTACATAGTCCCTACATCAAGGGCCCTAATCGCGGAGATGAGATCGCCCAGCTCGCAGACTCCATCGGCTTGCCCCTTTTACCGTGGCAAGATTTTGTAATTAGAGACATGACCTCTATAGGTGACGATAATTTATTTATACGTAAGACAAGCCTCGTACTCTGTGCCCGGCAACAGGGTAAAACGCACCTAGCTCGGATGATGATGCTAGGCCACATGTTTTTATTTGACTCCCCTAACGTACTTATGATGAGCTCTAATAGATCAATGGCTTTAGATACCTTTAGGCAAGTCTGCTACGCGATCGAGGGCTCAGCTGATCTGAGTAGACAGGTAAAGCAGATCCGATACGCCAATGGCACCGAGTCGATCGAGCTAAAAAACGGGCACCGGCTAGATGTAGTTGCAGCGACTCGAGATGGATCGCGTGGACGTACCGCATCATTTCTTTACATTGATGAGATCCGAGAGATCAGTGAGGAGGGCTACCGGGCAGCTACTCCAACTACTCGCGCTAAAGCTAATGCTCAGACTCTCTTAACCTCAAATGCTGGGGATGCTTTTAGCGTCGTACTCAATGACTTACGCGAGAGAGCTCTATCTAGTCCGCCTCCGACTTTTGGATTTTACGAATACTCAGCTCCATCTTTTGCCAAGATTACAGATCGCGCCGCGTGGGCGATGGCTAATCCGGCACTCGGATATACAGTCACAGAGCAGGCACTCGAGGAGGCGGTAGCTACACAGCCGATTGAAACTACAAAAACCGAGCTCTTATGCCAGTGGATATCTAGTACGGCGAGCCCGTGGCCGCATATGTCGGTAGAGGAGTCGGGCGACAAGGATCTAAAACTTGTACCCGGGCCTCTTACTATTTTTGCTTTTGACGTGGCACCGTCGAGAAGGGACGGCAGTCTCGTAATGGGGCAAGTCCTCGCCGATGGTCGTATCGGTGTAGCAGTGCTCGAGATATTTCACTCCGACGTATCTATAGACGAGCTCTTTGTAGCTAATGCGATTGCTAAATGGTGCAAGATTTACTACCCGAGGGCCGTTGCCTGCGATAAATATACGACCGCATCAATCGCTAAACGCCTCGAGGTAAACGGTATACAGATCCTCGACGTATCCGGCACAAAGGGCTACCAAGCTAGCGGCGATCTTTACGAGGCCCTATCTAATAAGCGGCTAGTCCATTCTGGCCAAGACGAGCTAGTTACCTCTATGGCTAATTGTGCAGCTAAAGAAAGCGACGCTAGCTGGAGAATAGTCCGCCGTAAATCTGCCGGGCCCGTTGATATTGCTATCGGCTTATCGATGGTCGTACATGTACTTACTCAGCCCATGGCCGAGGCTAAAGTCTATAGTTAAATACGTTGTGGCTTATCTCAAATGTGATTGACATAGTGAAAATATCCCACTATGGGATTATTGCAAACTCTGGGACTGAGGCCGGCTGCTAAGCCGTCTGTAGAGGCGCAGTACGCACCTGCCGTTATGTCTACCGGCTACGGTTATGGATCTTTTAATACGGGTTCTACTTATGGATATAACTCAAGCGGTATCGATAGAAATTTTGCTCTACAAGTTGCCAGTGTTGCCCGTTGCCGTAATTTAATCGCCGGAGTTATTTCAGGAATTGATCTGGGACTTTACAAAAAATCTACCGGTGAAAAACTCGGCTCACCTATTTGGTTAGAGCAGCCAGATCAAAGACAGCCTCGAAGTGTAACTATCTCGGCCACAGTGGACAGCCTCATCTTTTATAATTGTGCGTATTGGAGAACGAGTTCACTCTATGCCGATGATGGGCGACCTAGCGGCTTTGAGTGGATTGCTAACAATCGCGTTACATATACGACAAATAAATTCGGTACAGAGATTGAAGATTATTTTGTAGACGGTATTAAAGTACCAATGAGTGGGATCGGTTCGCTTGTAACTTTTCAAGGATTAATACCAGGTGTATTGGATACTGCCGGCACGACTATTAAAGCTGCTTACGATATACAAAAAGCCGCCGCCGTAAGTGCAGCTACTCCGATGGCTACCTCTGTAATTAAAAATAACGGTGCAGATTTACCGGAGGCTCAGATACAGGGATTACTTGCATCATGGAAAGCATCTCGCGCATCGCGTAGTACTGCATATTTGACTAGCACTTTATCAGTAGAAAATATCGGATTTTCTCCTAAAGAAATGATGTATAACGAAGCATCGCAATACTTAGCTACAGAAATAGCACGAGCCATGAACGTACCGGCGTACATGATTAGCGCAGATATGAATAACTCTACGACCTACCAAAATATATTAGACGGTAGAAAAGAGTTTATGGCTTATTCACTACAGCCGTATATCTGCGCGATTGAAGATCGTTTATCTATGAATGACATAACAAATTCTGCTAATCAGGTGCGTTTTGCAGTAGACGACACTTTCTTACGAGTAGATGCAAAAGAACGTTTAGAGATTATTGAGAAAATGCTAAGCCTAGATTTAATCGACGTAAACCAAGCTAGACAAATGGAGCAACTCACACCGCTAGGAGATACAAGTGTTACTAACGTTTAGCCAAGAAATACAAGCCGCCGATACCGAGAGACGTATTGTCTCAGGGCTAGTCGCACCTTACGGCGAGGTCGGACACACAAGCGCCGGGCCCGTTATGTTTGAGCGTGGCTCTATAGCTATACCAGATGCAACATCTGTTAAATTATTAGCGCAGCATCAACAGGATAAACCGGTAGGACGCGCAATTTCATTTAGCGATTCAACCGCTGGAGTTTATGGATCCTTTCGATTGAGTATGAGCAGCCGGGGACAGGATGCCTTACTCCTTGCGCAAGAAAATCTAGTTTCTGGCTTATCCGTAGGGGTTGATGTAACCGCCTCTAAGCCGATGGGAGATTACTTGCTCGTCACTGCGGCCGTCCTCAAAGAGGTAAGCCTCGTCGAGAGTGCGGCCTTCGCGAGTGCCTCAGTCGATGAAATTATGGCGGCACGCGCAGAGTTAGAAGCTGCAACTAGCACAAAAGAAAAAACTACGACTATTTCTACGACCATCGTAGAAGTTGAAACAGAAACTGAAAGCGAGGAAGCTGTGACTACAGCCCCAGAAAATACATCGGAGCAAGCTCCGGTAGATGCACCGGTCGAGGCTGAAAAAGTCGAGGCCGCTCGTAAGATCATTCGCCCATCCGTACTTGACTCCCAACGAGTCCGTACTCCTATTATCTCAATGGGCTCATATACAGAGCACAAGATCAAAGCTGCACTCGGTAGTGAAGATTCTAAGCTTTATGTAACAGCTGCCGATGATTCATTTAGTACTAACCCTGCATTTAATCCAACTCAGTACCTATCAGAGTTTCCAACCAATACACGTTTTGGTACACCATCTATCGATGCTTGCTCACGTGGCACACTGCCAACTAGCGGCATGACAATTAACGTACCGTCACTTGTCACAAGCGCCGGCGGTCAGTCAGGCGTCGCACCTGCCGTCACGGTCGAGGCCGAGGCTGGAGCTGTACAAAATACAGGTATGGTTACAGAGTACCTAACGGGTACAGTCTCTAAGTACTCAGGTATGAATACACTCAGCGTCGAATTGTTAGAGCGATCAGACCCTAATTTCTACGCCGAGCTCACTACTCAGCTACAGAACGCTTACCTCAAGACAATCGATACGACAGTCAATGCCGCGCTAATTACAGCCGGTACCGTTGCTACTACTGCTCAGGCTGCTACATCTGCCGGCATTATTGGTTACACATCTGAAGCGTCTAGACTTGTCTATGAAGCTACTGGCTATTTTGCTAGCAACTACATTGCTAACGGTTCACAGTGGCAATTACTACTCGGTGCTGTAGATTCCACCGGGCGACCAATTTACAGCGCCTCTAATCCAATGAATAACGCAGGCGGCGTAACAGCTAACTCAATTCGCGGCAACGTTCTCGGTCTTGATCTTTACGTAGATAAGAACTTCGCAGCTACTACGACTGTAGACGATTCTGCAATCATCCTCGCACCCGAAGCGTTTACCGTTTATCAGAGCCCACAGGCTTACATGAGCGTAAACGTCGTAAGCAACTTGCAAGTACAGGTAGCGATCTACGGCTACATGGCAACAATCGCCAAGATGCCTAAGGGAATTATCCGCTATAACTTCACCTAAGCAATAACCCTAATAGTCGGTAGGGCTCCTAGCCCTATGAGCCCTACCGGCCTTTTTTTAAGATTGGAGTAGAGATGCCAGCGACTTACGTCACCGAGGCCGAGCTAAGAGCTAACCTTGGTATTGAAAACTTGTATTCGAGCGATATAGTCGAGACATGCTGCCAGACTGCTCAAGATTTACTTAACCAATTTCTTTGGTTTGATTCTGCACCTGTAGTCGGTACTGCTCTACAAAGTAACGTAGCTACGGTTATGATCGCTAATCCCGCAATCTTTAGCACCGGGGACTCGATAACCTTGAGTGGATGCGGCTCAACCTTTAACGGCACTTACACAGTAACCGGCACGATCCCGTGGACTGCCGGTACGGCCACTAGCTTTCCATCAATAGCGTTTAATACCTACGCCTTTAATTGGCCTCAGGGTTACAGCTTTATTCAATTCGCTAAGATTGCCGCTAACTCTAATTTTAATCGAGTACTCCCCTACGGCTCAGCCGTTGGAGCAGATACAAAGACCAACACGTACGCGACTACACCTGCGGTTCGCGAGGCCGCGATGATCCTCGCCGTTGATATTTTCCAAGCTCGACAAGTCTCACAAACCGGCGGCGTAACGATCGATGGCTTTAGCCCGTCACCTTATCGAATGGGCAATTCGATGATCGGCAAGGTAAGAGCTTTATTATCCGGCTATCAAAATCCTAACTCGATGGTGGGCTAAAGATGCCAGCGGCCATTACTACCCTACGAGCTAATCTAGCTACAGCCCTTGCTAATGCGAGTGTGTGGAATACCTACGCGTTTCCGCCTCCAACTATTACAGCTAATAGCGTAATCGTGGCTCCTAGCGATCCTTACATAACTCCTAATAATAATACGTATAACACGATCTCACCTTTAGCTAACCTTAAAATTATTATGACAGTACCGATGCTAGATAACCAAGGGAACTTAAACGGTATTGAAACTTTAGCGGTGGCAGTCTTTAATAAACTTGTCGCCTCTACGATCGTAATGAATGTTGGCAGTATGTCGGCTCCCTCAGTGCTTAGCGTACAGAGCGGCGACTTGCTTACTGCCAGTTTTGACATATCCGTACTAACGAGCTGGAGTTAAATAATGACAGATATAGAGCAGTGGGAAAAAGAAAAAAACCTATTTATGGAAATGATAGGCGAAACCAAATCAATGGCTGCAAAGTCAATAACTAAGAAAGATGAGGAATAAACCGTGTCAGTATATCTAAGTAACGGAGTGGTACTCACTGTAAACGCGGTGGACCTCTCAAGTTTAGTCAGTAGCGTGACAATAAATAGAACCGTAGACGAGTTAGAAACCACAAGTATGGGCCAGAGTGGTCACACTTATGTTGCTGGGTTGGAAGCCTCATCTATTACTATCGAGTTTTATAATGATGATGCCGCCTCTAAAACACTACAGACATTAAACTCATCTTCAGTATTTGGTAAGAATGTTACTGTCACTGCAAAACAAACTTCAGCGGTCACATCTGCCGCTAATCCATTATATACGATGACATGCCTCGTAAACGGAGTCACACCAATTAACGGCGCAGTCGGAGACCTATCGACTCAATCTGTAACGTGGAATGTATCCGGCACTATCGCTATCACTACTTCATAATCCAATTAAACAAAGGGGCAAAAAATGGCAAAACTAATCGTAACGATGGTAGATGGAGCAGTACACGATATTGAGATAACACCTCGACTAGAGTACGCGTTCGAGTTATATGCAAAAAAGGGCTTTCACAAATCTTTTAGAGATGATGAAATGCAAACCTCGGTCTATTGGTTATCGTGGGAGGGGCTACGATTAAGCGGCGTAGTAGTTAAACCTTTTGGCCCAGATTACCTCGACACCCTAAAAAGTGTGGAGGTTGCCGAGTCAGACCCTTTAGCTTAGACAGGGAGAGCCTGCACTATCTCATAGCTCGATTAAGTATTGAGACGGCTATCCCTCCTCAAGCTTTAATAGATTTAGATGCGTCAATGTTACAAATGTTATTAAAAGCGTTAAAGGATCGAGCAAAGGAGCAAGCGGATGCCTATAGAAGTAAAAGGCGTTAAGCAGACTATCAAAGCCATCCGTAAAGTTGATCCCGAGCTGCTTAAAGAAATGAATAAACAAATAAAAGCGATCATGCTGCCAATTAGAGATAAGGCTCGAGGATATGCTCCATCGCCTCAGCCGGATAATCTTTATGCGTGGAATGAAAATAGCGAGGGTAAGACTATTACGGCAAAAAACTCAGCCTTTAGAAATTTTAATACTGAAGGCCGGGTCCGACTCTTTCCACTTTATGACTATGCAACCGTAAAAAAAGGTATTTTTTATGCTCAACCTGCCGGTGAAAAGAATAAAAACGGATGGCGAGCTCTGTATTACGTAGGTAATAAATCCGCTGCCGGTGCTATTTATGAGACAGCTGGGCGAGCTGGCAATAGCTCGCGCAACGGCTATCGCTCAAATAACCCTGAGGCCGGCAATCATTTTGTGAGTCGAATGGGACCTCTTTACGGTAGCAAGCGCGAGGAGCGTGGCCGCATGATCTTTAGAGCGTGGGCTGAGGATGAGGGCAAGGCTCAGGCGGCAGTCATTAAAGCGATCGAAAACACGATAGCGGCCTTTAATAAAGGCAACTACACAAAGGCTGCATGATGGCTACGTTACCTAGTTTAGTCGTAAGCGCTGTAACTACCTTCGATGGCAAGGCGCTAAAAAAGGGCAGTAAAGAAATATCGTCTTTTGAGAAAGGCGCAAAAAAAGCGGCTGGAGCACTTGCCGCCGCGTTTAGTGTTGATGCCATTATTAGATTCGGTAAGGAAGCAGCTAAGGCTTTTATAGCAGATCAAAAAGCCGCCTCTCAGTTAGCCGTATCCGTAAAAAATTTAGGTTTAGCATTTGAGACTCCTAAGATCGAGCGTTTTATATCGGAGTTATCTCAAGCCTCAGGGGTAGCCGATGACATGCTTCGGCCGTCTATGCAAAAACTATTACAGACCACGGGCTCAGTTACTAAGTCTCAAGAATTACTTACACAAGCGTTAGACATAAGTCGGGGATCCGGTGTCGAGTACGAGAGCGTAGTAGGCGATTTAGCCTCCGCGTATGTAGGTAATACTAAGGGTCTTAAAAAATATTCTCTAGGACTTACTAACGCTGAACTCAAGACGATGAGTTTCTCCGACGTGCAGAGTAAACTCACTGCACAATTTAGCGGTGCTAGTGCCGCATATCTAACTACTTATGCAGGTCAAATAGAGTTACTTGGTACCGCCGCCGGTGAGGCTAAAGAGAGTATAGGTAAGGGCTTAGTAACCGCTTTACAATTATTAGCCGGTGAAGGTAATACCGTCCAACCTTTAGCGGACTCTATGCAAGATTTTGGTACCTATGTAGGCGATGCAATTATAGGTACGGGCGTACTTATAGATAAATTAAATAAGATTCCTGGTATGGGCGGTAAGGGCGGCAAAGTTGCCGGATATTCTTCACCTTTTGCTACTGCTATAAGTGTAATCAAAAAGGGATTAGACGAATTAAGTAAATCTGGCGCAGAATATACCGCGGCTCGTACTATACCTACACAGGGATACTACGGATCTATGGCGGTCGGTATTTATCCTACGGCGGCTGAGGAGGCTAAGCGAAAAAAGGCGGAGGCGGATGCTCTCAAACGGCAAAAGGATCTAGCAGCTCTTACGGCCAAAGGCTTAGCCGAGGCCAAGAAAAAGGCCGCGTTAGAAAAATCTGCTGGAATTTTAGACTTAGAGCGTATTGGTATAGCCGCTGCGCTTAAGGGACAGATTAGCGAGACTGATCGCCTATCCCTTAACTTGCAGCTAGCACTTTTAGATAAAAACGATACAGCCGCTACTAAGTTAGCCGGTCAATTAACGGAGGCAGTAAAGCGGCAAAACGATCTAAACGCTTTATTACTAGCTACGCCTGAGGCTCCTAACCCGTATCGTAATTGGAAAGCCCCAGATATGGGCCCGATTGCCATGGCACCGACTACGCCTACTGCGCCTAGTAACCCTTTCAATATCCCCTACGATCAGCCAATACCTAATTTTAACGTCCCAGAATATGCAAAAGATTCTTATAGCCAAGTCGGACCAATGGGAGGGTTACGAGCTGGAGTTATTGCAGGCGTAAATCCGCCGCCGATCAATATAACTGTAGAGCTCGACGGTCAAACGGTAGGTGGAGCCATCCGTGATTCCTCTATTAACGACTCACTATCTGGATCTTTTAACACGGTTAATAGAGGCAACTTTAGAGGAGCGGTAGCTACCTAATGGCCTTACCTGCAACGATCTCAGTCTCATTCGATTTCAGCCAAGGCGCTACATTCGGCTATCCGTTTACAGTGGGCGATTCTAAGTACGGCGTTATCGGCGTTAATCAATTCGCCTCTAGTGAAGTGCCAGAGCCCGTAGTCGATCTCAGCGACCAGACTAGATCAATTAAAATTAATCGGGGCCGTAACGTCATGCGCGATACTTACGAGACTGGCACCTGTACGGTAAGAGTAATCGATCAAAACGGCGACTTTAATCCTCAGAATACGGCTAGCCCGTATTACGGCTACCTCACTCCCCTAAGAAAGATTCGTGTAGCTGCAACTACCTCCACCTCTCAAAAGTTTCTATTTTCAGGCTATGTAGATTCATATAACTATTCTTATCCAACAGGCCAAGAATTAGGGTATGTAGATATTGTCTGCTCGGATGCGTTTCGACTCTTTCAAATGGCTAACGTGGCAACGATTACCGATGCAACGGCAGGGCAAACTACAGGCACTCGTATAGGCAAGATCCTCGATCAAGTCTCTTTTCCAACCTCTATGAGGACAATAGATACAGGATCTACTACCGTACAGGCAGACCCGGGTACTGCTCGCACGTCCCTCGCAGCTCTCAAAGCGGCCGAATTTGCGGAGCAGGGGGCTTATTTTATAAACGCCTCCGGTACAGCTGTATTTAAGGATCGCAATAGTGTCTCAGGCACTTTAGCCAATGCTGCAATAGCCTTTAATCAAACTACAGGGATACCGGCAAGTGATCTCAAATACGCCTTTGACGATAAATTAATTATCAATCAGTCGAGTATGACTCGGATTAGCGGTAGTGCTCAAGTAGTAAGTAATGCCACTTCATCGGCTAAGTACTTTCCGCACGGTACAACCATTACGGACATGATCCCTGAAACCGATGCACAGGTATTAGATATAGCTCGGATCTATGTAGCTACTAGGGCCGAGACTACTATCCGTATCGATGCTATGACGGTCGATCTGCTCAATACGGCCGTACCGACGGATACGATGATCGGGCTTGAGTATTTCGATAACGTCACTATTACCGACGAGCAGCCCGGCGGCAGTTACATAACTAAGACCCTACAGGTACAGGGCCTAGCGTGGCAGATTACGCCTAATGAGATGAAATGCACTGTAACTACCCTCGAGCCAATCGTCGAGGCTTTTATCGTAGGATCAAGTACTTTCGGTATAATCGGACAATCCATTATGGGATACTAGGAGAAAATACAATGGCAACAGGATTTCCAAGCGTTACAGGGGACATCTTCACGGCAGCCGATTATAACGGCTTAGTGTCGTTTGAGGTTGGCGCAGCTCAGACTGCTGACTATACTGCTGTCTCAGCAGATCAATATCAGGTATTAAAGCTCATGAACAAGGCAACAGCGATCGCCTATAAAATCCCTACTAATGCTTCAGTAGCATTCCCTATTGGCACTGTATTGAACATTCTTAATATCGGCGCTGGCACATGCACGATCTCTGCC